GTTCTGCGTTGCGTACTCCTGTACTTCTTGCCACTCTAGCCTATGAGGGGGGTCGAGTCTTCCCCCAGCGTCTTGCTTTGCTCTCATATATTGTTGGTCATCCGACCCTACCACATCCAGAGTCTTGTTACATACTCGGATAACATCATCTGCTCCTCCACCCCTGCCGCCACTCTCTCGAACCTGCCATCGTTTGTCCACACTGTACTACCCATTGCCCCTGCAGTCAGAGCGTCAATCAGAGCGCGCGCGTTCGGATGCACATCCACGACACCAGAACTCATGGTACCCAGCAACCAATCAATCGCTGCTGACAAGTGCATCCTCCGTCGGAGCTGTTTGAGAACTAACCACATGTCCGGAACCGATACTTCCAGATACTCACTTAGCGTCATGTCCTCAGTAGTGCGCAACACTAAAGAAGCGAAACGTACACGGTCAATATGCTTGCGGAACAGTCCGTACCCGGATATCCTGTCCTCGTGCTTGATCCTAACTCGGGCGTGATCCGACACGGACATCAGACGCGCAGATGTTATGCCGTCAAACTCGAGGCCGAGGGCGTTCTTATTCGGCGACCACCTCCAGCGCTGTTTTGCGACAGCACGCCGCCACTCACGACGCACAAGAGAACTGATCTGCGGAACGTCATTCGCCAGGACCAGGCTCGTCAGCTGTTCTCCTGCAATCACACTAGCCTGAGAATCGGTTACTTTGAGTCCGTACGTGTCGGCTTTGTTCAGAACCCGCGTCGCCCGCCAGTTGGTCTTGATGCCGACGTCAAATTTCACTCCGGGCATTGGCGCGACGGACTCCACCTTCCGATCGAATCGCAGAGGATGGATTCCGACACCTCCGAGCGACCGAGGAGCATTCAGCACGTAGACGGGGACACGAGTGAGTTGAGACGTACGACGCGCAGCAGCCCGACGCATCGCTCTTATCTTAGCCGGGTCCGCACCTCGACGCAAAAGCGTACCTGCAACCTCATCCAGCGTTCGGATCGTTCCCCAGTCGTCGTACGGAGTGTCGGTCCACGGCTTCCTCTGCACCCAGGTTGGTATGACACGGTTGATCCAGCCTCCAACGGAACGCGAATATGTGCAACGCAGAAACTCACAGTTCATAACCTGGTTGGACACCGTCTGCGTTGGCGGAAGTATTGAGAACTTCCCATCACCGCCCTTGATGTTAAAGCTCTTGTATGCTTCATTGACGAGGGACAAAGCGCGCCAATCATGATGGTAGATGGCGCTATCATCTCCCCTGACGAACAGGGTAAAGTCCGGCTCGACAGTGTCCCAAACCTTACAAACCTCGCGGATAGCCATACGTGACACGACGGTGTTAAAGGCATTACCAATGATAGATGTCGCGCTAATACCACTCATCAGACTCACCTTCACCGGCCACTGCTTTACACTATCACCATCCCTCGCGATGAGAACACTCTTACGAAAACACGACATGATACGCGCCGCGATCGGCTCCATCTGCGCTCTATGTTCTGGAAACCTCTGCATCACAGTGCTGTACAGGTGCGTAAGAATGTCGATCTGCTCGGACACGAGCACCTGGTGATCAAAGGCCGCATAGTCAAACGGCATACAGTACAAACGCAGACCTAACTCGAGCATCAGCTGTTCACGCGCCTCCTGCTCGGCAAACGTCTCCGATGCAGTCGACCCCGGCCATGCCTTGTATCCTTC